ATCGAGCCGATGTTGAAGCTCTGCCAGTACGGCCTGGATCGAGCCTACAAAACCATCGGAACAACCATCCGCTTCTATCGTCCGCGGCGCGCTAACCTGTCCGGTATCAATGCCGAGACGGTCTCACTCTCCATCGTCCCACTGGTGACGCCTACAGCCATCACTGAAGGCACCTCCCCGACGACCTTGACCACTGTTCGGATCGGTTACGTGGAAATCTCCCTCGGTCAACGCATGGGCAAATCGGTGATCACCGACAAAATGCAGGCGATTGACCTGTTGAATACCTCGGAACTCTACACCGACGCTTTGGCTGGTGATTGCGCCTTGGATTACGACACGGTTGCCCGTAACGCGCTGATCAATGGCGTTTACAACTCGGACAACAATTACAGCAACGCCACCCTGGCGGCCAATGACGGGGGCTATTTCGAACGGTTCGGCGGCATCGTTAACAGCGGTAACAGCCTGAACGATTTCAACGCGCTCTCGGCTGCGCCCACAGTCAATGGACGGTTCACCCGTGCCGGCGCCCTCGGTTGTGTGACCCAGCTTAAGACCTCGAAGATCCCCAAGATCGGCGGGCGTTACGGCTGTATCGCTCCACCGCAGATCGTTCACGATATTCGATTGGATACGGTCTGGACCCAATCCGCTGTGTTCAACGGCAACGCACTTTGGCGGGATCAACAGCTTGAAATTGACGGCGTGGTCTATGTCGAAGCCAACAATCCTTGGGTTGAATCTGGCACATACGGCACGGAATCAACCACCGACGCCGGGACCGGCCTGATCTACACCACCCTGTTTATTGGTGACGAATCGTTCGGACTCCCGACCTTGAGCAACAAACGAGCTGGCGGCAGTCAGCAAGCCCCGAGCATCGAGATCCTGAACAAAGCCGACAAATCGGACTCGCACAACCAAACAACTGTGTTCGCCTGGAAATCAATGTTCGGTTGCGGCCCGTTCATCGCCAAAGGTTACAACGCCTCGGCGACGGCCAACACGATCGGGGACGTGCCCCGGTACGTGGCGATGCGTAATAAATCCACCTTCGCCTAAACCCACCTGAGGCTGCCGGCCAATGGCCTTAGACCGACAGCCTCACCAACCAAAACTTTATCGAAATAACGATTATGAAAACTCTTACGAAAATCATCGCGGGCAGCCTGATGATGCTGCTCGCTACATTCAGTGCCTTGGCGCTGGACCCGGCGCAGAATGTTTTCTGTGTCGGAACCACTAACCCGGCAGCAGCCGCCAGTTGGGCAATCGTTTCACCACGCAGCGGCAACGGCGGTCCTCCGGTTGTGACCTGCATTAATTACGCGACCGATGCTTCAGCCAAAGCGATCACCGCGTATTTGGTGACAACGAACAACACTGTTACGAACTGGATTGACTCTACCCATGTGCAATTCAGTGGTCCCAGCAACGTCTGGGCGGCAGGGGACAACCTTGTCATCTGGCATCGTAATAGCGACTTCTGCGAGCGCCGGATCGTCAGCACGATCCTGCTTACGAACATTATGACGCTATCGGTGGCGCCGCATGTGGCGATCACGAACAACGACATTTTGTTCAGGATCACCAACTCGGCCGCCCCTCAGATATGGGCGACCTGGAGCGCCACGAGCGGTACAAACACGCTCAGCTCAGTAGGCGGGCTATTGGTGGGGCAAGCCGGTAAACCGATGGTAATTGAGGTTAACGGCTCATCCGCAGCTACACTGGGTAGTGCTTCCGGGTTCTACGCGCCACCGGCCACGATTGGCACCCAACCAAACCGCTAACCCAACCAAACCGCTAACCATCAACGAAAGAGCAAATCATTATGAAAAACGGAACAAAAGTTAGTTGGGCCAACGCCGACGGCACCCACGCCACCCGCGTTTACGGTGTGCTGATTCTGGACGGTGATCCCGCCCTGGTCGCCCCGGATTCACTCACCAAAGTAGCCCCGGCTTATGCTGTGGCTGCGTCTCGAGTGGTCGAGAGGAAGGACGGTGAGAGCGAACAGGAGCACGAAGCGCGGATCCGCAGCGAAGCGGCTGAACGGGAAATTGCGGCAACCAAAGCCGAAGCGGCCAAGCGCACGAAAGAAGCGAAAGCCGCCAAAGCCAAAGAATAGTTCCTGAACCTTGAACTGAGCCGGGGCGGGTAACACCGCCTCGGCCAGCCGGAAAGCTTTTTATGATGCCGAAACCCCCGATGGCCAAGAGTGATGGCGATTACGCGATCAACTCGGGCGAAACCGCGCCCCCCGGCGCCACCGATAACAGCATGGAAACCGGGGAGATCTGCATCCCGCTCGCGGCTCTCGCCTCACCTGACGAAGGCGATCAGATGGTCGAACCGTCCAACGGTGACATTGTGCCGTTTTCCGGTGAATGCAAGGTGAACCGGACGGAAGGTAAAAACGCCTACATCAAGATCACCGCGGTTAACGGTCAAAAGCTCGACAAAACACCGGGCCCACCAGGAGAGGACGAAGAAGAAGCCAGCATCCGGGCGAGCCTCGGCAACGGGGACCAGGGCGGTAGCGGAATGAACAGCTACGTTTCATCGTTGATCGCGCTGTTGCTGCTTCTATGGTCGTTTGGTGCCTCAGCTCAACCGATGACGCAGACCTACAGCAGCCTGCAGCAGGCACCGCGCGCGGATTCGAGCTCTAACCTTGTGGATTGGTGGCTGGTGAAGGCCAGGCCGACGACAATGGTTAGCTGTTTCGGGTACAACAACGGTTCGCAGCAGTTTTTGCAGTTCTTCGATACCGCCTCGACCAACGGGCCGTTGATTTACGTCTCAGGGATGAACTCAACCGCAGAGTTTTTCACCAACAGCGTAACAGGCGGGAGCGGGGAAGTGATGATGGGTGAGAGAATCCAGCTTACCAACAATTTCGGCGCAGCAGCCGGGATTTACTATGCGGTGACGACCAACATTGCCGGGGTGTTCCGCTTGGCCACAAGCCTCGCCAATGCCCAGGCGGGAACAGTGGTGAACCTGACCAATAATTCGAGCTCCGGGGTGTTGCTGCGTGTCCCTGAACATTCCATGGCTATGGGTGCAGCAGACAATTTCTCTGTGATCGTGCCGAATACCGGCATGGGCTTCGGCAAAGGTATCGTGGCGGCCGTTTCGACCACGGCAGCGACCTACACGGCTGGGGCGAAAGACCTGACTCTGTTCATCACGCTACAGCCATGAGAAAGCTTTTACTCGCTCTATTGCTGTTGCCGGGGGTGTGTTTTGGGCAGGAGTCGATCACGCGTGTGCCGAAGGGAACGCTGCCACTCGGAACGACAACGATTGGCAGACTGACACAGTACACAAATCAAATTCTGTTTGGCTACGGGGCGCTAATCACTAACACGGTGGCCGTTGCCAATCCGGTTCCCAGCTTCCCCATGCAGCTTTATAACGGTGCGAGAATTTATGGGTTGACCGTGCTCAACACCGACACCGATCCGACCAAGACTTCCGCCGCACTCGGCTTTAACGGCACGGTTGGAACTCCGACCGGGACAAAGTTTGAAGTCCACGATCTCACTGTGACCGGGGCGACCTATGCGGTTCACATGTATGCCAGCAACAATTTCGGCTCGGACTGGTACAACTGTCGCCTATTTGCGAACTACATCCCAATCGTGTGCGGCAGCGGCACAAATAAATTTTGGAATTGCATCTTTGCCAGTGACGGCCCTTCCGAGTATAGCGGCGCAGCCAATGGCGCGTATCAAAGCTATGGCTTTGCCTGTGACGGATTTCACGGCCCGGACACGTCGTCAACCAACTGGCTTTTTGATTGCATCATCAGATCCAAAAATTCCATGGGCACGAATGGCTCTTTGTTGGCGGCCACCATCGGCCTTGAAGTTGAGTTCCAGGCGAACTGTGTGTTGAACGGATGCATTATTGATGTGGCTGACAAAACGGGGCAGCTTTACCAAACCACGGCTATCAACTTCATCGAGGACAACGAGCGGGCAGAGCTGAACGGGTGCACGATTTATTGGGGTGGCGGGACCAATGGCAGCGACGTGGTTGCCACAACCCTCGGATCGGGCGCAACCAACAATGTGCTCGTGCTCAACAACACCTTTTACTACCCGACAACCAACGGCGTGTGCATTGATAACGGCTTGTGCCCGGTCTACGTCTCTGGTGGAAACTGGGTTCCAGCCAACTTTACACACCCTGAAAAAGTCGTCTGGAGCATTCCGCCTTGGGGCACAACGGCAGTGATGACAAATAGCTACGTCACCAATATCACGATTGACTTTCCTTCAACCGCAACCGCGACTTCATCGGACGTTAACTCCGGGATACCGAGCCTAAAAAGCAACGACTTCGTGACCGTGATGACGCCTTTTGCGGTGCGGACCAATACGGCGTTTGTCTATGCCTGGATGAGTAACGCTACGTGCTGGATCAGCCTTCAGAATTACAAAGGATCGAACATTGATCCCCCCCCGGCAATTTTCCCGGTGAAAGTTGAGCAGTTCAAATAACGACGTACCAACCTGAAACCCCCAATGAGTTTTGAAAGAATCCCTGACGGAACAACGACTCGAGCAAATGAATGCCCGCCTGTTCGCTTTGGAGGGACGGATGGGCACATTTGAAAGCGTGGCGGTCGTCGAGGGCAAAGCCCGCAAGGAATTGCTCGAAACCATCGTGAAAAACCAAACCGAAGCCCAAAAACGGTATGAGGAAGATCGCGCCAACCAGGACAAACGTACCCGGGCCCTGGAAGTCAAATTTGCCGTTGGCGTCGGGCTGATCATCGCCACCAAAGCAGCCTTGGAACTCGTGCCTATTCTCCTGCACAAATTATGAAGAACTGGCGTAGCACAATCAGCGGGACCTGTGCCGCGGTGGGCGTGACCCTCTTTGGCATGCCGCTCGTGTGCTCGCAGTTCTCTGGCCCGATCTCCAATGTCATCCCACAGGACTGGTACAAATGGATGATCCTCAGTGGCATCCTGTTCAACGTGCTCGGGGTGTTCTTCGGCCACTTGTTTGCCGCCGACGCCAAAGCCGTCAACAACCTGAAAGAACAGGTCCAGGAGAACTCCGACGCACTCAGGACGGGCGACACCAGCTATGTCCGTTGTGCTGATGGCCAACGCCCGGGCCCCGATGTTGCAATCAATCCCAAACCATGAAGAACCTGATTTTACCGTTGCTGTTGCTGGCCCTCGCGGGCTGCGCCTCCGTCGCTCCCAATGCTGACCCGATCGAGGTTCGCGCCGAACAATCCATCAGTGTAGCGGCTGACACGATGGATCTGTTTATCGCGCTGGAATACGATCACCAACTCTTGATCGAGGACAAAGCCCCTGAGGTACACCAGTTCGCCGAATGGTTACGGACCTACATTCCGTACCCAGGAGCGCCCAGCGGCCAACTGCAACGCGGTTTGGTGTTCATCCAACAGGCAACGGACGCCCGACGGACGTACAAGGCACTACGAACCATCGAAAACCAGAACAAATTGACTGCGGCCCTGGCTGCGCTCGAGCAGGTTTTGAACAGCATCCAGTCTCACCTGTTATCGGCTCAGGCACTCACTAAACCAGGACCGCTCACCGCACCTGCCCCCGGACTCAAATTCTAATGTTATGGACCCACTCACGATCATCGCTCTTATCACGGCTTCCCTGACGACCATCGAACAACTGACGGCTTTTCTTGAGAAGCTTCGGGCTACTTCCCAGCAAAGCGGCGAGTGGACCGAGGAACAGGAGAAAGCCTTTAACGACCTGCAAGCGCAACGCGCCGCCTCCCCACGATGGCAACCAAAAGGAAAATAACCCGCCGCAAGCGGAAGAATCTGATCGACCTGATTATGAGCTACGGAGTCTTGAAAGGTGCCTGGGCGGCCGACCTGCTGAAGAAGCTTATCAAGCGGCTCAAGCTCTGGCTCGTGTTGGCCTTGCTCTGTGGTTCTGCGCGCGCGGGAGTTATCAACCTGCCTGCGGTCGTGACGAGCACGAATACAAATTGCGTAACGGTGTATTTCGATCCGGTGCCCGGTGCATGGGGTTACAAGGTGCAATGGAACGACACCAACGAAATCACAGTTAGTAATCTGTGCTGGATCAACATCTGCGGCCAGAACCTTGGGGCCAACTACACAGTGATAGCGTTCAACGGCTTTGGGGTAAGCGACGGGGTAAGCGGGTTGATGACCAACAAATTCCATCCGCCACTGTCGCCGCCTGTGTCCAACGTGCTCGTGATGACCACCGTTCTGGCCACTAACAATTCACTGAACGGCAAATGGCAGGATGCCGTAAAATACCCTCCCGTAACGCTCACCAACCCAGCCGGGAACCTCGTTGCTCGCCCCTACTCCAAGATCGATTTCGTATCAACCCAACAGCCGAGCAAAACCGTGATTCTGCCATGACCATCTACCCGGAAAATCATCGGCAAATGCAGGTGCTGCAACTGGTGGCGTGGGATTGTCCACTAAAGGAAGTGGCCCGCAAGCTTCGCATCTCGGTCAAGACCGTTGAATACCACTGGGCGAATTTGCGGAGGGTTGGAATCACTACTCCAATAAAAGCGTTCAAGGCTTGGCGGTTGGTGAAGCTCGCGCGTGCGTGCGAACGGCGCCGCCGACTGTTCTACAACCAAGATTGGTACAATCAGCAGATTTCAAAGCTGCTATGAGAACCCTTGGCGCCATCCTCGATAAAGCCCAGTCCCGCGGCTGGTTTCAGGCCCGACGGCTGGCGGTCAGGCTGACCAAAACCGAGCGCCAGGCGCACAGACGGGAAGCACGCTATCAGACCACCGAACGAGAAATAGAAAGGCAGAGACAGTGCCCACTTACGAATATTACGACAGCACAACCGGCAAGACCGTAGAGCTGCAACGCCGGATTGCCGAGCGCGACAACGTACCGCCGCATCTGAAGCGGATCGTAGCGCCGAACATCGGCGGCCAAGGGTTCATGGGGCGCGATTGCTGCCGGGAACCGGGTGTTGACGAAGCTGTCCCAAAAGCCTTTCGTGAGATGGAATTGCAAGGGCACAGTCACCACGACATTTGCCGACAAGCAGGCTTCTCCGTTGACCACATCAAACGAACTTGGAACTTCCTTGCCTTCCTCGTGGCCATGCTGGCGTTGAGCGCCGGGGCTGCGGATCTTACGCAGGGGTATATCTTTACCGATCAGGAGCACGTTACCGCGTCGAAGATGAACGCGATCGCGGGCAGTGCAACGATCAACGCCGGGTTCATCACAGCCAAGTCAGCAGCGACCCCAGCCGCCGACGGTAGCGATCAGTTTGTGGTAAGCCAGGGTGGAACACTGAAGCGGATGACGATGACGGTTCTGCTCGCCAACACGAACCTGATCAACAATCCGTCGGAAGCAACCACCGTGTTGACCAACGATTACGTTTTAGTGCTCGAAAACGGCACCTTGGTTAAAGCCCAAATCGGCACGCTGCTGAGCAAGATCGCTGGTTTCGTCACGAGCAGCACCACTCCGAACACCAACAACTATATTTTCACGGCGAACAACGGGGCCACCGCGCAATACGCTTCAGTCCCGGGAATTGGTGGCTATTCGTTTACGGCTGGCCCGTCAAATCTCGCTGCCAAGGGAACCTTTACCGTAAACATCGCGCACGGCTTTGCGGGCAAGCCCCAGGATGTCAGGGCTGTGCTGGTATGCACAACGGCTGAGAACGGGTACTCCATCGGAGACGAAGTGGACGTGGCCAACGTGAGTTTGCAAGGTGGTGACGGTAATTCAGCCTTCATCCTCGTAGCCAACGCCACGACCCTTTATCTGCACGGCTTGGGGGCCTATGCCATGGCCAACCGCGGGACCTTCGTTTACGGCAACGCGAACACCAATAACTGGCAGGCCAAAGTGTACGCCCGGTACTGGACCTACTGAATGAACCGCGCCGATCTCATCACCCAAATCTGCACGGGCGTAGATATGTCCGAGCAGGAAGACCAGGACGCTTGCGGGCTGTTCCTCTCTCAGAACGCCAAGCTTGTTTGGGGCCGGGCGATGTGGAAAGATTCAGTCGCCCAATTCACGAGCACAATCGGAGACGCCGGCGCCGGGATGACTACCGCTCTCTGGCTACCCTCTCGTGCAACCTTCCTTTGTCCAGCCATGGTTGACCGGGTGTTAGCCTGCCGATTGGATTCGCGGTATCTGAACATCGAAGATCAAGGCGTCTATTTCCGGTTCGACATGGAAGTGTTCGACGTTCAAGGCATCCCGAGCCAGTTCCATCTGTTAAGCCCGTGCGTGTGGGAATGGGACACAGCCGTAGCGGTACGCCTGGAAGCGAGCGAACAAGACCCGAGCTTATCCGCAGTAGTGGATTACCTGAGCACTGACAATTTCACGGTGACACGGGCGACAGTGGCCGGGACGGATTTCGGTCAGGACTTCGCCACCACGCTACGGATCGACGCGATGACAAAGCAGGTTACAGATGGGTCAGCGATCATCGTGGACGACACCAACGAAGAGGAAGTGTTTGCCGTGGGTGCGAGCGATACCGCGGCGGCACTGCGCCAGCGTATTCGTTTGGTGAAAATCCCGACCGGCAACAATACCTTGCGGGTCCTGGCAAAGGTCGTGATGCCGACGTTTACGGCCGATGCGGATAACCCACCGATCCGGGGTAGTGAAGATGTGCTGATCGCGCTGACCCAGGCTGACATGTACCAACGGGAACACCAGGTAGGCAAAGCGGAAGCCAAAAAGCAGGAAGCCGCCGGCCATTACGAGAGCCTTTTCAGGCTCGAAACCGTTCAGCAAGCGCACAACAAACGGTTGATACCTGATGATGGGTTCGGGGAGACCAACATGGGTGTTGGGGCTGGGTGGGATTGGGATTACGTGACTTCAAGCAAGATTTGAAATGGCACTGTACAACCAGGCGGTTGACGACGAACCGACAACGGAACGGTGTGAATCGTTCGGGGGCGGGATGGATGCCTTCTCCCCTCCGACTTTGCTGGCCCCAGACGCCTTTCAATACGGCGAAAACATAGTCTTACCGGATAACCTTCGAGCTCGGACACGACCGGGCGCAGACCGTTTTTGCGCAGCCTTCGCAGCCAAGATGCAGGGAGCACTCTACTTTGACACCCCGAGCCAGGAGAAATTGATCGTTGAATCGAATGACGCGTTTTCACTCGTGGACAGTTCAGCAGTCATCACGGCTTTGACGGGGTGGACCCCGGCAAGTGGGGCTGACTTCATTGCGGCTCAAGGGGTGGACAAAGCACTGTTCACAGACGGAACCACGCTACGCCGGTACTCTGCAGGTACAGCCTTTGATGGTCCGTTCTCGGTTGGAAACGATGGCTCACCGCCGGCGGGGGCTTCGTTTGTGGTGTGGCACGCTGGCCGCATGTGGGCCATGGGTTTTTCCGGTTCAGTTGACGACGAAGCGTACCGGAACGATGCGATCTGGGCTTCAGCCCTCGGAGCGTACGGGGATGGTGATTGGAGCAAGACCGACCGCACTTTCCGAATCGGTCAAGGTGAAGGCGACCAGGTGATCGCCGCGGCTAGCCTGTGCTCAAGCGCCAAGGATGGGTTTATTCTCGCCGTGGGCAAAGAGAACAGTATTTGGCTGGTGAACACGGACCCACGCCTGCAGATCACCAACTTTCAGGCAGCCATGGGCCCCGAGCAACAGACTGACGGGATCGGGTTTTGTGGTAAACGTGCGTTCACCGTCCGTAAAGGCGATCTCTATTTCGCTAGCCCGGACAAGAACTTCTACAGCTTGGCCCGGATGGACGCTGCAGCCTCGCAACACGTCGTTGGACCGGCCTTGTCACTCCCGATGAATCCTTACGTAGCGCGGATCAACTGGGACCATGACGACACGATCGCGGTCACGTCTTACGGCAATTACATTCTGTTCTCGGTGCCCCTGGACAGTGCGACCGCCCCTAACACGGTGATGGTGTTCAACGCCAATCTTCAGAAGTGGATGGGCATATGGACGGGTTGGACGGCTAATTGCTGGGAGACGACACGCTTTAATGGGGTGCATAGGTTGATCCACGGTGATAGCGTAGGCAACGTGAGAGTCTGGAAAGATTACGCCGATGACGGCCTTGATGCCACCTACAAAGATGATGGGACGGACATACCCACAAAGCTATGGAGCAGGGCAATGCTGTTCGGTGACGCCAACGTCAACAAAAGCGCCCAGAGAGCCCAAGCACGGTTCGGGGAAAGCAATGCGCTGGTGACGATCACAGCGGTAGCGGATAACGCGGACCTGAAAAGCTGGCAAGGTGACTTGCGGCAGGGCGCGCCGAATCTGCCGATTGATTTGCCGTTTGACCTCACGAGCGAAACCAACACCCCGATCACCAAACGGTTGATCGGGTTGCGTAGATTCAACGAACTGTTTTTGAAAATCGAAAGCAGTTCAGGATGGTGGCAATTAAACAATTTGAGCCTGGCAGCGTTTCTGCGCTGCCTGAGAGGGGACGAGTAATGGGTGTACCTTTCCTGAGCACTTCAGCCCCGAAACCTCCGACGGTAGCGGAACAAGCCGATTATGGGATTCAGAGCGACATTCAGACCCAGCCCGACCTTTACAAGCTGCAATCAGCGATGGCCCTCGGCCAAAAGGTCACACTCAGCAACGGGCAAACCTACGATTTCACCGGCAAAGGGAACGCGGACATAACCGGCGGTGTGTCTGACAAGATGGCGGCGACCCTCCTTCAGTTGATGAAGGAGAAAGACCCGACGCTGATTCAGCAAAGGTTAAACGAACTCAAAGCCGCCGATCCGCAGGGTTACGCCGCAAGGCAACAGCTTTTCGATAAGATTCAGGAGAACGCCAAGCTCAACCCAAATTCCCCGGTATCGGCTGACCTGCAACAGCAGCTACAGGATGAACTTTCAAAGGGGGCAGGGTTCAGCGACCCGAAACAGCAAGAGCAAGTACGGGAAGGTGTCCGGGGCCAACAATATGCGAGCGGGATCACCCTCGGGAACGCTCCGACCAGCCAGGAGGCTAAAGCAGTCGTAAACGCCGGCGAATCCTTACAGAGTCAGAGACAGGCTAACGCCTTGAAGATTCTGGAAGCCGGTACGTCACCTGAAGATGTGGCGTATCAGAACTATCGGCGGGCGATTGGGAATGAAGGAGCGTTTGCGAACGGGACGAACCCAACGAGCCAGTTTGCTGACCTGAGCGCACCCGGGATGCAACAGCCGGTAGCGGGTGGACCTACGGCGGGGTTCAACTCGAATGCGGCGGGATCAGGCGCAGCCAACAGCATCTACAACAGTAGCTACAACTGGGCGAACAGTCAGACTAATCCATGGTTAGCCGGGATTGGGACCGCTGCGCAAGGGGTAGGTGCAGCACAGTCAAACGGCTGGTTTGGACTGGGCCAGAACCAGAACCAACAACCGGGCAACACCTGGGTTAACAATGGTCAACGCGGCGGATGAAAACTCCCTTCTTCGTCACTGGCTTGCCTCGGAGTAGAAGCGCCTGGATGGCCAATTTCCTGACCACCGATCGGACACTGTGTTATCACGACCCAGTACCGGGCACGATGCTGCATATCATCGGAAATGATGAACGGACGATCGGCGCGAGTGGCCCGGAACTGATGACGGAGTTTGAAGCCTTGAGTAATTTCTACCCCTCGGCGCCGTGGGTGGTCCTGCTACGTAACCCCGATGAAGCGCAGGCCAGTTTTGACGCACTTATGAACCGTGAATGTGTGCGGTTAAACGGATGGGCTACAGAAGCGGTCTGGGAAGCCCGTAAATTGACTTTAAAACAGCTTTGCGTTAAGCCGATGGTAATGGCAATAGACACGGAAGACCTCGACGACGAAGGCCAAGCCAGCCGCGTCTGGAATTGGCTCTTACCGAACATTCAATTTGATCATCAACGTTGGAAACTGCTTAAAAACCTGAATATTCAGCAACATTTCACAAAAAGACTGACACTACTGGCAAAGGAGGGGATCTGATATGGCTTTGATGGCTGGTCTAGCGATTGCCGGTATCGGCGCGAGCGCCGCGGGCGCCGCGGGTGTAGGTGGTCCCAAGGCACCAAAAGCCCCTAACCCGGTTCAGGCCGCGAAAACGACCCTTGGCGCACAAGCCGACGCGATGTTGATCGAACGTGAGCTGGCGCAACGTGAAGCTCTCGGGCAAGGAACCCCGGCAGGCACCAAAACGAGCCAGATGACCCGGGGCCAACTCGAAGCCCTGTACCGGAAACTGATCAAGAGCAAAGACCCGGCAGAAAGAGCGCAAGGCCGAATCCTCGAGCCATTGGCGACCGCAGCGAAGAGGACTGGAAAGGCTCAGACGGTGTATCAGGACGCCAACGGGAACTACATCAAAGGTGACGATTTCACCGGGTTAGGAACCGCCGACATTCAAGGCAAACTGGCGGGACAGCAAGCCGATCAGCAAATAGCGCTTGGAGCGAAGTACGGGGAAGATTACGCCAATCAGCAAAGGGAAGAGGCGGAACAGGCTGACCCACTCGGCACTGGGGCCCGTAAGGCTGAATACGAGATGATCCAAAACCAGATCGAGAACCCGACCCCGATCAACCCGCTTGCTGGCCAACTCGACAGCCAGATTGACGCCCAGGTCAAAGCCGGCAAAGGGCTGGACCCACAATCGCAAGCCTTACTTGAAAGCGCAGTTGCTCGAGCCAATGCGGATCGCGGTGGTAACGTGGCCGCGGGCGACGTGGCTAACAGCATGTCCACCGGGGCGGAAGGTCAGGCACGGTTACAGGCCGCCGAGGACAAGGCCGGGGCGTATCTGGCCAGCGGGAAGAGCCCGCAACAGATTCAGCGTGAACGGGAACAACTCAACATGTCTGACCTCGGCTCGTTTGTCTCGGGCAGGACACCAGAGGACCAGTTTCGACAAATCGGGGCGGCACAGGGATCGGTGCCGTATTACCCTGGGGCTACGGGCCCGGGGATGCCGACCAACGCGGCGAGCATCGGCCCGAATGCGGCCGCCCAGACCTACGCGGACCAAGTACGCCAGGCACAAGGCCAAACTTCATGGCTTTCAGCTCTGGGCGGGCTGGCGATCAAAGGTGCAGGAATGGGGATGGGCTGATTTTATGGCAATCAATAGACAAGACACTTTAGGGCGGATGACAGCCTATCTCTCGAAAAAGTACCACCGACGTGTTGAATTTTTGCAGATGCCGAACAAGGGATTTATTGACGACGATGATGCGGTGGCGGTGCTCGTCGGTGGCGTGCATATCGGAACGGTTCCCCCTGGACACATTAACCCTGTTGCCTTACTCGACGCACTTTCTGCCGAGGTAAGGAGGCATTGTGAAGCAGGCTAATTTATGGGCACTCTATCACGCGCAGATGTTGAATTACTGGATCGTAACCTACAAGACCTGACCGACACCGGGTTAAAGCGGCAAGGACTGAAGATCGCGCAGCAACGTGCCGACCAGGAACACGAAGCCGAAGTAGCCCGGGAATTGACCAACCGCAGGCTGTTGGACGCCGAGGAACGACGGGGCAAAGCCGAAGACGCACGGTTAAAGACTCAAGCCGAGGGAACGTCCGATGTGTGGTTGAAGGGCCCCAAAGGTGGTGAAGTCCATTACCGCGGTGGTGCGGAAGGACTGCAAAAGTGGCTCTCTCAAGGTGCGGTCCCGATAGACAAGCCCAAAACGGCACCAATCTACGGCACCTACAAATGGACTGACCCCGATGGAGCGGATCACACGTACAATCTGCGAACCCCTGAGGACGTGGAAAACGCGAAGAAGCTGCGCGAGGCTTCAGGCATACAGAAAAAGCAGGGCACGCAAACCCGAGAAATCGCAAACAAGCTCGCCTACGATAAAGGCATGGCTGAAGCGCAGCGGGTGAGAGACGAGGAAGGGGACACAGAGAAGGCCGATCAGATCAAAGCTGACACAGAAGCCAGATTTGGCAGCGGTGCTCAAATTACTGAGACCCAACACTTGGACGAAGTGAAGCCAAAGGAAGCAGTTCCACCGGACCCCGGAAGCAAGGGCATCTTTGGATTCGGCGCGAAAGCACCGACCCCTGGCACGCCAGCAGTAACAGCGCAACCCAAACGTGACATTGTAATAAGGCACCCCAAAGGCTGGACACCCGGCGCCGCGCCTGCTGCGGCCCCCGCTCCGGCGCCATCCGCGGCGACTAATGCTCCTGATGACCTTGTGCCTGTCCTCAATCCCTCTGGAAAGCCGGTCAAAATCAAGCGCAGCCAACTTCCGGATGCACTGAATCAGGGCTATAAGCAAAGATGACCCATGCCAGCGATAGAAGAGTTTTCCGACCAAGCTCCAGCGATTCAGGAGTTTCCTGAAATTGAAGAGTTTGTAGATAAGCCCGCCGACCTGTCACAAATCAAGCTCGACCCCTACCAGCGTGCCTACCTTCAGACTCAGGAAACAGGCAGGCCGATGCTCAACCCAGAGAGGGAAGGGGAAGGCGAGTTTACACGACAGATTTTCCAGCAGTTACCTGAGGACGTAACCAACGTTGCGCGCGGGGCTGGTACGGACGTTGGATCGCTGGCCTTTGCGCGACCACAAAAGAGCACATTTGAGAACCTAAACGCGGCCCTGCATCGCAGGCCGTTGCCTGTTGACGCCGATATAGCCGAACTGGCCAAGACTGACCCGAAACGGGCAACTGCGGCCTATGTAGCTCAAGATTTGATGGGTATGGCTCCGAGTATGCCGGCTCTCGCGGCGGGTGGTTGGGCGATGTTGTTGGCGATGGGTGCGCAGATGCTCGCCGAGGCCCCGGAGCAGGTCGAGGAACTCGGGGCAGAACTCGGGAAGAACAAAGCCGACCAGGACCCGGCCAAGATTGCGCACCTACGGGCGGCTTTACTGCAAACCACGGCATTCACGGCGCTACCGGCTGCGCATGGGGTAGGAAGACTCCTAAAAGCTCCACGTGGAACACTGCCAAGCGCCCCAGGAACGACCGGAGCGCCCCCGGAGGCACAAACACGCCCGGAACCGGCTACGGCTTCACCTACGCCAAGCGGAGAGGCAACACCTATTGATTTTGAGCCTGTTCCAGAGCAGCCGATACCGGCTGAACAGCTACCCCAGAGCATGGAGGAACTGTTAGACGCCTTGGCTAGTGGTAAGCACATAGCCAGGCCAGAGGTTAGGCCGGCTGAAAGTGACATGGGAATTCCCGCATCACAATCGGAAGCAACCCCTGTGTCCATTTCTTCTCCCTCAAATGAGGCGGCAAAAATGGACATGCCCCCCGAATCACCGGCAGGCCCGGTCTCCCCGGCTGAACGT